AAGATTTACAGCCAGTCGCAGACCATTGTGAGCAGTGAGCGCAAGTATGCAGAGCTTGAGAAGATCAACGCAGCACTTGGCATTAAAGCAAGCCAAGCGGTGCAATACAGGACCAAGACAGTGATTCAAACCGAGTTCGAACTTGGTGACACGGTGTACATCGATAGCTTTCCGCACTTGCGCCTGCCAAGATCATTCGGGCGTGAAGGTAAATGGCTATCCATAGGAGGCACTATAAACCGCGTAGGAAGGCTTCAGATTGATTCATTAATAATTCCGGTATCTTATACCGTTGCCATCGGAGATACGCTGCGTAAAGGCTCTATTTTGCGAAAGCGTGACAAGGTTGTCCGCATTGCAGTTGACAATCCTTATGTTAGCGTCACCGGCATCAGCAATGTTGTGATTCGCCAGGACAAAAAGTGGTGGCAAACCGATGCGGCCAAGATTGGGCTCGGGGCGTTTATTGGTTTCGGCCTGACACGCATAAAATAATTGGCTTGATTTTCAGGCACTTGCGTTTTTTTACGCTGGTGGTTTATTGTTTTCTTTGTTTTTCGCTTGCGAATTCAAAAAAGGGGTGTACATTTGCCTCAACAAAACAACGAAACATAAACGCCATGACAACTCAAGTAACAATCGAAACCGAATGGAAACGCAGAATGGATTTAGTAGAAAGCCCTGCATTTGTTAAACTTTGCGCAAAATACGCTAAAGAATTAGGGGTAACAGCAAAAGAATGGAATGAAAATCGCGCAGGACTTGTGTTATTTTTTGCAAACGAAATGTGCGCTAAAGAAAACCAAACTGCATAATACATAACGGGGGCCTAACCGCCCCCATTTCTTTCTAAACACTTCAAATCTAAATAATCATGCAAAAACCACTATCAACAGCAACGACCTTCAAGAATTGGAAGGGCACTGAATTTTTTCACTACAATCACTTAACCGGCACGATGGTTATGATTGTAAACGATGGCCCAATCAAAGGGCTTTACACTCGCTGCGATTCGCAGGCCGCAAATCTTTCACGTCAGTACCACCGCTCAATGGAGCACGGTACAGCACCCGAGAAACGAATCTATGATCCTTGCGACATGGAAGAATTCCACAACAACTTCGCAATTGTAACAGAGCAATTGCACTACCAAGCAACAGACGCATTAATCACTAATCTTTAATCCTTAATCTTTTAAACATGAAAGCACCAGTAAACAGTTCAACAGGCGGCACACGCCAAATCGCTCCCGAGGGGGCTTACCCAGCAGTCCTAATTCAAATCATCGACAAGGGCACAACCCTCGATGAAAAGTGGGGCAGCAAAAAACGCAAAGTTCAATTCGTATTTGAACTGCCAACAGAGACCGCAATCTTCAAGGAAGAGAATGGCGAGCAGCCCTTCATCGTGAAGACAATCTTCAACCTCAACATGGGCGAGAAGTCATCCATGCGCAAGTTCATCGAATCATGGGCTGGCAAGAAGATGACCGACAAGCAAGCAGGCGAGTTCGAGATCTTCACACTACTTGGCAAAAGTGCATTGGTAAACATCGCACACAACGGCAAAGAAGATAAGACCTATGCCAACATTATGAGCGTGTCTCCAATGCCTAAAGGCATGCAGTGCCCTCCAGCCTACAATGAGCTTCTTGCTTATGATTCAACCGAGCACGATGCAGAAGTATTCGGCAAGCTGCCAGAATTCATCCAAGAAGACATTCGCAAAAGCGATGAGTGGATTGCTCGCGTAAGCAAGCCTGCAAAGGTTGCCGCTCCAGTGTACCAATCATCTGCAAGCGATGCTTTGGATGTTGACCTGGATGCATTATTCTCAAACGACTCAACCCCTTTCTAACATAAAAAAAAAGCCGAGCCCCACTTCAAAAAGGCTCGGCTTTTACTATGCATACACACATGAACAGCATTGCAAAGATACAAATTCCTATTCAGAATCTATACGCTGCGATTAATTCGCCAAAGGTTCTGCAAGCTCATGCACTAATCGATACCATGAGCATCGATGGCGATTGCTTCAGCGTTTCCAACGTGAGCGATTACAACAACACAAGCCAAGCAATCAAAGAAGCCAACGATGCCATCAAGGCCATTGAGGAAGCTCGCAAGATTGTCACCATCCCGATTGACCAGTACAAGAAGCAGCTCATGCAAGTAGAGCAAGAAGCAACCGAGCCGCTCAGGTCCTTCATCGCATCGGCCAAGTCCAAGATGCTGGAGTACACCAACGAACTGGACCGCAAGCACGAAGAAGATCAGAAGCGCATAAAAGAGCAAGCCAAGTCAATGGCGGCCCTTACCGATGAGCTCGCTGAGGTTAGCATCCAGCACAGCCACATAAAAGGCATTCGCACCATCCGTAAGGCTCGCATCAATGGCGAAGTAGATTGGGTGACAGTGCTTGGCGTGCTGTTCTCATCAGGCAACCTTAAGCAACAAACCTTGCTTACTGGCCTGCCAAAAGCAATGCAAGAGCTCGGCGTGGAACAGATCGCCGGCATTGAGATTTACGAAGAAAAAATTCAAACTATAACACGATGAAAACACCAGTGCAACAACTAATAACCGAACTCAGAGAATTGCATCCCGAATTCTTTGACGTGCATAGCGACAAGGGCAGGCAGTTCCTAAACAACTTTCACAAGTACATTGCAATCGAGAAGAAATTGATAGTTGAAACCTACAACGAAGGAGCACTTGACGGCTTACAGTTAGGGGAGGAGTATTACAAAATCACTTTTAAGCCATTAGACTATGACACGAGATGAATACATCACCTACCCAGCCGTAAGTGCAAGCCGAATCAAACGGTTCTACACGGGCGACATCAGCTACGCAAAGGCATCGCTGAACTATGGCAAGGACTTTCACTACTCGCTGCTTGAATGCGAATACGAGACAATGGGCACGCCAGTGCGCAACACCTACGATGCAATTCACCAGGTTGAATTGCTTGGCGAGCTCTTCGACAAAAGCGAAAAGGAGCGCATCGTGGTGAGCGAGCTAACAATTGGAGATAAGACCGTGCTCGCAAAGGGTGCGATGGATATCTGCTGGGATGAGATGAAGATCATCGCTGATGTTAAGACCACAACAGCCAAGAATCTGCAAGCCTTTGCCGATGACATGATCAAGCACTTCAACCATGTGCAAGCGGTGTGGTATTCCATGCTAATGGGATGGGATCCGCACAACTTCTACTACATCGGCGTGCCTCCAAAGGTCAAGAAGTCTGGGCAGTTTACGGACCTCTACCTCTACCGGCACAACCAGCAAGAGCTCGACCATGCTTACGAGCTCATCGCTGGCTTTTTGAATCAATTCGATGGCAACTATGGCAAGTAAATTCTCACAGCTCCAGCTCGACTTCATCGCTGAATACTACCCAAAGACCAAGACCGCAGAGATTGCCAAGATCATTGGCGTGTCTGAGTCATCCATATACAACATTGCATTCAAGCTTCGCCTGAAGAAATCCGCTGAATATCTCAGAGAAGTGCATGGCAGCAGAGTCAAGGAAGTTGGCATGAAGTATCGATTCACCAAAGGCCAACAACCTTGGAACAAGGGCATCAAAGGAAAGAACAACGCACCAGAGCACACGCTATTCAAGAAGGGCCATGTGCCTGTCAACTACAAGCCAATAGGCTGGACTCGCATCGATGTCGAAGGCTATCACTGGACCAAGGTTGAAGAAGGGCTCAACGGCTGGGTGCTGACTCATCGCCTTGCCTGGGAGATGGAGAATGGCCCAATCCCGAAAGGCGCAATCATCCGATTTAAGGATGGCAACAAGCTAAACTTTCACATCGACAATCTATTCATCATCGACACAAAGCAGAACATGGAATTAAACACCATCCATCGCTATCCGGAAGAGATGCAATCAACAATGAAAACAATTTCTAAACTCAAAAAAATAATCAAGAATCATGGCAAGGAACAAAATTGAACACCTAAGGGATCACCTCTTCGAAGTCATCGAAATGCTCAAGGATGGTGACATGGAAATCGACAAGGCTAAGGCCATCACTGATGTGGCCCAGACCATAATCAACTCAGCAAAGGTTGAGGTTGACTTTATCAAGACCGTGCATGGCAACGGATCGGACTTTATACCAATGGATAAAAGACTTGAGGCATGAAAAAGCAGACAGCAGTTGAGTGGTATCATACAAAATTAGCAGAGCCAACAACTCAAGCAAAAGATGTAAATACAATATTCCTATTAGCCAAAGCAATGGAAAAGGAGCAGATAATAGAAAGCTACAACGAAGGCGCAATTGATGGACTTGAGCTTGGAGAGAAATATTTTGAAGGATTGCAACTGGGAGAAGAATACTACAACGAAACATACGGAGGTAACATATGAAAACAGCAATGATGGAACATATACAATGGCTATATGAAGTCATTGATAATGCCAAGGCACAACAAATGAATGCAGATATAATACAAGCCATTGAATACGTTATAGAAGGTGCAAAGGCGAAGCTGCCAATGGAGAAGGAGCATTTGATGATGGCTTTTAATGATGGTAAAGTAAATTCAGTATTAAATAAAAGAAATTCAGAACAATACTACACCGAAACCTATGGAAAATAAAACCGCATTGCAACAAATGTTAGATGAGTTAATGGCTCATGAATACACTATACCTCTTGAATTGATTGTTAAGTGTAAGGAGTTGATTGAGTTGGAGAAGGAGCAGATAATTGAAGCTTACAAAGCAGATATTTACCCTTGCTCAGATGAAGATGCAGAACAATACTACACGTCAACCTACGAATCATGACCCTCCGCCCCTACCAGGAACGATTCATCAATAACATCGCTGCGAGTCTGCGCACACATCGCAAGGTGGTTGCGCAGCTCGCAACTGGTGGAGGCAAGACGGTGTGTTTTTCTGCAATATGTGACCGCTACTGCACGAAGTCCTCTCAAGATATACTAATCCTTGTGCATCGTGAAGAACTCCTCGCACAGGCCACGAAAGCCATCAAGCTCCGCACACAAGCCGTGACCGCCGGCATGAAGTCAATTCCACATGCTCGCGTTTATGTGGCAATGGTTGAGACGGCTTACAAGCGGCTCGACAAATTTCAAAACATCGGGCTTGTGATTGTGGATGAATGCCACATCGGCAACTTCACCAAGGTCATCGAGCACTTCACTGATAGCTACATCATCGGCTTCACAGCAACGCCATTGGCAGCTCGCAAGACCAATCCTTTGAAGAACTACTTCGATGATATCGTGTGCGGCATCGACATCCCAGAGCTCATCGAGCAAGGCTACCTTTGCCAAGAACTTACCTACTCAGCGAAGTCAATTGTTGACCGTGCAAGGCTTAAGATGAAAGCTGGAGACTTCGACACAGCACAGATGGCAGCGGCCTACAAGAATCCCAAGTACATCGACACAACAATCAATGCCTACAAGAAGCACTCACTCGGCCAAAAAACAATCATCTTTAATTGCAATGTTGAGCACTCTATCGCAGTCAACGCCGCGTTTCAAGCAGCAGGCTTCAACTCTCGACATCTCGATGCTGACTCGCCTGATCGGGCTGAGGTGCTCCAATGGTTCGCCAACACACCAGATGCAATCCTCAACAACATCGGAATCGCCACAACAGGATTCGACCAACCCGACATCGAAACCGTAATCGTTAACAAGGCCACAGCATCAATGCCCTTATGGCTTCAGATGTGCGGACGTGGAGCAAGGCCGCATCCAGTGAAGCTCGCATTCACCATCATCGATCTTGGTGGCAACTGCGAAACACATGGCCTCTGGTCATCGCCTCGCAATTGGCAAAGCATCTTCCACAATCCAAAGAAGCCAGGCGAAGGCGTGGCTCCAGTGAAGTCGTGCCCTGAATGCGAGGCCCTGCATCACACAGCCAAGATGGTCTGCGATGCCACACCAGTAGGTGAAATATTCCCTTGCGGCTATATCTTCCCGAAAGTCGTGTCCAAAGATGAAGGCATTGATGAGTTTATCCAAATCGGGCGCAAGATTGATGTAAAAAAACTCATCGAAGCAAAGGCCCATCACAAGACCTATCACTCTCTTCATGTGCTGGTTGAGAAGGTATTCACCTCAGCAATTGGAGTGCTCAAAAAAATTAATGAATCACACATGCCCATAATTCAGAAAAAAAATCATGAACTTGCAAGGCTCTGGTGCCACGAGCACAATAAGCGATTCGATGCTTGGCACAGGGAGTTCGTAGACAATAAACTTAAAACACTTCTAAATGATCATCTCACAGTACAACAGCATCTACAACACCAAAGACTCTGACATCGAGCTCGAATCCTTCATCGAAGGCGTGCGCACCGGAAAATGGCAAGACATCGTCCTCCAAGTCAGAGCAACAGAAGACAAGGACGAACGCGATAAAAAAAAGAAATCAGCACCACTGGTAACAGTTAGCGGATTATTCTCAGCACGAAAGGATGAAGCACTCAGAGCACACTCAGGCTTCATTGCAATCGACATCGACAACATCGAGAATCCTGAAGAGACCAAGAAGCTAATCGCAGCCGATGCCTACATCTATGCAGCATTCACATCCATCAGCGGACATGGCTTATGCCTGATCATCCGCATCGATGGCACGCGACACCTCGATGCATTCAACGGTATCGCATCGTATCTCTACAATGAGTATCAGCTCATCGTGGACCAATCAGGCAAGAACGTCTCCAGAGCGCGGTTCATATCCTACGACCCTTGGATCATCATCAACACAAAGGCGGTGCTCTTCAAGAAGTACCTGCCCAAAAAGAAGGAGCAGAAGCTTGCAAGAGTCGCAGTAATCAAAACCGACTTCGATGCCATGATTGCAGCGATGGACCGCAAAGGACTCAACCTGTGCGAGGACTATTCCGACTGGATCCAAATCGCTTATGCACTCGTATCTGAGTTCGGGGAAATTGGTCGTGACTACTTTCACACATTGTCTTCACACTCATCAAAGTACAACTCCGATGACTGCAATGCGCAGTACACCGCATGCTTAAAGAATCACAGCGAGTCCAAAGGCAAAAGGTCAACCATTGCGACCCTGTACTACCACGCCAAGAAGAACGGCATCGAGACCTACTCCGAGCAAAGCAAGGCTATTCTCAGGGCTGCAAGCTCGCAGCGTGCCGCTGGACTTTCGCCCGAAGCCATCGTGCGCAGCCTCGAAGTATCTGGCATCAGCCCAGAGGAAAGCACGAAAGTTGTCAATGAGATAGTAGCAAAGGATATTAAATTCAAATCAGAGAATGTAAGTGCTGATATTGCGGCATTTATAAACACTTACGACCTCAAAAAAAATGTAGTAACTCGCAAGATTGAACTCAATGGAAGGGCCATCGATGACAGTGACCTCAACTCGATTTATCTCGATTCCAAGGCAGTGTTCAAAGAATCGACAAAAGAACTGGTAACCGCCATAATTTTCTCGAATCGCGTCCAGACATACAACCCGTTGCATGAATTCTTTGAAGAGGAACTGCACACCGATGACCTTTGCCCAAACCTCACCCACCTGCTTAACAGCGTTGTTACTGACACGCCAAACGCGCACAAGTGGATCACCAAATGGCTTATCTCTGCCGTGGCCTCAGCCTATGGCAATCACTCGCCTCTGGTGCTTATCTTCTGCGGTCAAAAGCAAGGCACCGGAAAGACGCACTGGTTTCGCTATCTTCTGCCAAAGCGATTGCGATACCTATATGCCGAGTCGAAGATGGATGGCGGCAAGGATGACGAGATCCTGATGTGCCTCAAGTGGTTCATCATGGATGACGAGTACGGAGGGAAGTCCAAGAAGGAAGAGAAGCGACTTAAGGAGCTAACATCGAAGGAATTTATAAACGTGCGTGAGCCTTATGGCCGCGTGTCTATGGACCTCAGAAGGCTTGCCGTGTTCTGCGGAACATCGAACGAAACGCAGATACTCAACGATCCGACTGGAAACCGCAGGCAGCTACCCATCAACATCCTTGACATCAACAAAGATGAGTACAACAAGTGCGACAAGGAAGGCTTATGGCGTGAGCTCTATGCCATGTACATCAACAATTGGGATTACACCGTGCTGCATGAAGATATCCAAGAGCTGAACGAATCGACCAATACCTTCAAGCACTCGACACCTGAAGAGGACTTGATTCACAAGAAGCTTCAGCCTGGCAATTCTTCATCCTATGGCGAGTGGATGTCGCTCACTGACATCCAGCAGTACCTGATGATTGAAACCAAGTTTAACTACCTCAACATCCAGCGCATTGGCTCGATACTTAGCAGCCTTGGCTTTGAGAAGGATCGCAAGCGCAGAGGCAATTCTTTGGTCACAATGTACTTTGTAACCAAGAATCCGATGTAAAAGTATCAACCTGTCTCAACTTACTTTTTAGCAAGTTGAGACTGCTTAGACCTACGGAAATAACCATTACAACCAAAAGTATCAACTTACAACTTACTTTTATACCTTAACAATATATATGCACACACACACACACACACACACACACACACATTATATACTATGGAGGCTCTTTTTTGCACAAGGTTGATACATTGCCCTCAAGCCCATGAGAGAGTAAGCATACAGCCGATTTTGGGACCTAATTTGTATCAACCTTAAGGTTGTAACATGATACTTTATGAGCGAAGTAAAAACACAATCGAAGGCATTCACAAACCTCTGGAATGCGCGTCCTGACTTGCGAGGAAGGATTTTTGCCATCAATAACAACAGCCCGAACGGAATCAAGGGCGCAATGAACAAAGCAATGGGTGTTGTGCCTGGAGTGGCCGACATGTGCTTTTTGAGACCTGAAGGCAGAACGTGCTGGATCGAATGGAAGACCGAGACCGGAAGGCAGTCGGAGGACCAGAAGCGATTCCAAAAGCTTTGCCTATCACTTGGCCATGACTATGTGATCGTAAGATCGGAAGAGGAATTCTTGAAGGTTATAAATCATGACTAACTACGAAAAGATAATTCACTACATGACCGAGAAGCTTCCAGAGGAGGCAACGGTTGTGGATGGGCCGACAACATACACATCAACCACAAGATCTCACGAAGCACTTGCCAGATACCTGATGGCAACGGATAAGCATGCGCCTGTGCATCGGACTTATATGCTCAAGGCATTCAATTGGCTTGTGCTTCTGAAAAAAAAGAACATCCAATTGCGTAACACAATCAAATAATAAATACATTTGCACAGATGGAACAGCAAAAAAAAGGCAGAGGAGGCAAGCGCATAGGCGCAGGCCGCACTCATAAGTATGGCGAGCCGACCATAAACATCACATTCAGAGTGCCGATTTCAAGCAAGGAAGCAATAAGAAAACTTGTTAACGGTTATCTTGACAGCCTTGTGGCTCCAAAAAAGATTCATGAACCTGAAGGCGGTTGCTGAACTTTGGCATGATAAATGCAATACACAATCAAAACATACAAACCATGATGACACTTCAAGAAATTAACCAAATCTCAGAAAGGCTCCTAAGAGAGTTTGAATTTTTGAATTTAAACAACAATGATGAAAATGAAGAGCATGATGAATGCTACGAAAAGGATTCGATTGACTTAGATTGCGAACGCTATCATGCCAAGAAAGATGACGGATTTTAATTCTATGCAGACAACACGCCGGCTCAGAGCTGGCGTGTTTGTCGATTCGAAGTACATGCAAGACCATTGCTTCTTTGGATACCTAACACACCCTGGCCTTGAGTATGACATCGCCATCGCCATCAACATCGATGAGATCCACAAGTTCTCGAAGGTGAACAAGCTGGTGCTCGATAAGCATGCAGGCATCGATTACAGGTTCGGCGTTCTGATATCCACGGAAGACAAGAACGGCCTTGAGGGCTTTACTTTCAAAGCATTCATTGAAGGCAAGCTTCATGATATGTTCATTTATTACTCGCAGTATAAAGACATTGTCTTCAGAGGCCATGCGGTAAACATCGACCACGAAGGCGAGATATTTGAAAGATTACTAAATTTAAACTAATTTTGTAGTATGCCACTATTCCAAGGCGATAGCCAAACCGTCATCAGCATGAACATCCGCAAGCTAATTGGTGAAGGATATACACCTCAGCAAGCTGCTGCAATCGCACTGGCAGAGGCTGAGAAGTACAAATCAAAGCGCGCAAGGTAAACTCGTAAAAACTCGTGAAATGAGAGAAGGCAGAAACGGCGGCAAATTGAAATCAGGCAACACCAAGAATGTTGGAAGGCCAAAGCTTCCTGAGATCGCTTTGCTTCTTGCCAACGTGCTTGGCAAGGAGGGCAAAGATGGCTTGACTGCCGCTGAAGAGATACTTATGGCACTGCATGCCAGAGCGAAGAAGGGCGACACACGGGCGGCTGAGGTATTACTTGACCGTGCTTACGGCAAGCCAAAGCAAACGACCGACACCAACATCACAAGCACAGAGCCCTTGGTGATCATAAAGACGAAAGAGGATGGCAATTCTTAAGACATTGGCAGTTGCAACTCTGATGGCTGTACTTATTTTGGGTGCTGCGTTTTTGCTTTACTATTTTGTGCGAAACATCATCGACTGCCTGCCTAATGCGAACGATGAGGAAGATTGATGGACTTCGAACTATTTGAAAGGCAGTCCATAGCACTCGAGGCTGTTGAGTCTGGGCAGTACCGTGTAATCGTGTTTGGGGGGAGTATACGAGGTGGCAAAACGACTTGGCTGCTTATTACACTTGTTTACCTCGCACTGCAATATCCGCGCAGCCGCTGGGTGATTATTCGCCGTAGTCTGCCAGATCTGAAGCGCACAACCTTCCCGAGCTTTAGTTCCATCCTGAATGATGGCATCGACCAATATGTTAATAGCTGGAACCGTGACACGCAAGTGGTGACATTTATCAATGGAAGCGAATTGATATTTATGGCTGAGAGTTACGATGACGATAAAGACCTCAACCGATTCAAAGGACTCGAGGTGAACGGCGCTGGATTGGATGAAGTAAATGAATTACAAGATGTCACGTTCTACAAAGTTCAGGAACGCATCGGCAGTTGGAACAAGGCAATAGGACAGCCGCCGATCGTATGCTTGGCAACGTGCAACCCGGCCAACAACTGGGTGAAGGATATAATCTACAACCCATACCGGGAAGGTAGATTGCCAGAGCGTTGGACCTTCATCCCTTCCAAGATCACTGACAACCCTCACATCCCTGCCGAGTACCTGGAGAGCTTGAAGGAGCTGCCGCCAGTTCAGTACGCACGATTCGTGGAGGGCGATTGGGATGTCATGGATGACGTGGCCAATCCATTCTTGTACGAGTGGGATGACAGCAAGCACATCGATGACAGCGTGCAGCTGAATCGCAATATGCCGGTGCACATCAGCGTTGACTTCAACATCAATCCGCTTTGCGCCTTGGTCATCCAGCACGTTGGCAGGGGCGCAGTGATTGTGGACGAAATCAAGATTGATAAGGGCAGCGTGGATGCGTTCTGCGATGCGGTGCTTGCCTTGGGCGTGCCGATGGGCCTGATTAGGATTACGGGCGATGCGATGGGCAAGGGAGGCACAGTGCAGCAGCGTGACAACTCAAGTGCGTACACGATGATTAAGCGCAGGCTTGGCATGAGCGACAGCCAGTTTCTCATTCCAGCCAATCCAACGCACTACAACAGCCGCATCGATTGCAATGCTGCGCTGCGCAAGTTGGACATCAGGGCCAACAGCAAGCGGTGCAAGGGCTTCGTATTCGATGCGAAGCAGGTGCAGTGCGATGCGAATGGCAGCATTATCAAGACCAATCGAAAAAACATTGCCGAGCGTGCTGACTTCTTAGATTGTTTTCGTTACTTTGTCAATGCAATTCTAAAGCGATACTTATGAGCGTATGTTCTCCTTGCTTTGATTCCGGCATCAGCGTGGCAGCTTGCAATGCTGGCATTAGCTTTGGCGTTGTCTCACCAGAGACTGAGTACAGTGTGACCATAACGCACAATGCAACCAAGAAGGTGCAGAGCTTTGTGGCCGAGTCGGATGTCGATGGCATCTTGACAATCATTGGCGCAAAGATTGACGCATTGCAGGGCTACACCATCGCCTTGAAGAATTGCGAGAAGTTCACCATCTGCGAGGTTGAGTACGACTGCATATCTTTCAGCGTGGTGAATACTGATGAGGAACCCGAAGTCATAAACCTACTCGAATGCGTAAGCTGCTAAACAAGATTAAGAGCATCGCACACGGCTGGGCGTTGTGGGCGTTTGACACGAAGGAAAGCAGAGAGGTGGCAAAGCCTCGCATGGCAATCTGCAAAGAGTGTCCATACCGAATCAAGCTGACCGATACTTGCCGCGAGTGCGGATGCTTCCTACCAGCCAAGACCAGAGTTGTTGATGAGTCGTGCCCATTGCTACGTTGGTGACATGCTTACAGGCTTCATCTTGCTCGATATCTTAAAGGCAACTGATGAGGTTGATGAGCTGCTCAACAAGGATGACGAGTGGATGGATGGCATTATCAACACATCAGACATCAGCCTGATTTATGAAGATACCGAAAGCAAGAACTGCGTGATCATGTTGATGAGTAGCGAAAGGGAAATAACAGTAAAGCAATCACTGGATGAAATTATTCAAAAGATTAAACGAGCAACTGCGATCACGTTTATCACGCAGTAAACAGCAGAAGCCATTGCGGCCAATGGTCGAATTGTTCAAGGACGCAACACACAAGTACTACCGTTTCCCGAAAGAATTGAATCTGCCACTTGAGCGGTTCAGCATGTCGATGGGCCTAATGGAGCGCATCAGCTCGGGGCTATCGGGTAGCGAGATGGACAAGATATTGTCTGGCATGGAGAAGGCATTGAGTGCTGGCTTGAGCAATCCAAAGAATGCAGCAGTTGTGGCCGCTTACATCCATGTGATTCGCGAGCGGCAAGACACGGTTATCCATCGAGACCTATTGCTCAACCTTGCAGCAACATGGGTGGTGAGGGATGACGAAGATCCTGGAATCATTGACCCAGAGATCCACAAGCAGAAACTTGAATTATTCGAAGGGATGTGCAAGGAGGCTTCCCACGATTTTTTTACTCTCTTGGATATCGATCCTCTGATGCCCTTGCTAACTATGTCTCCACAAGACTTTCAGATCTTATGGGAGTACAACGTGGAGGCGCAGCGAAAGCTGACTCAAGTGCTCCAGCACTTAACTACTCACCTGGATACAGGGCGAAAAAAGCAGTAGACGATATTCGCGTGCAGGCCATGAATCTTTGCGGTGGCAACATTGTCGAGTTCAATACATTGATGGCCTCAGATGTTTCAACTTATTTGCTTAAATTTGAGCTGTTCATAAAGCAGCAAAAAGATGGCTCAAGCAGAAGTTGAGATTATTTACAAAGCCAATGCGCAAGGTCTTGAAGTTGCGGTAAATAAGATAACTCAGACCAATGACGAACTGGTAAAGGGCGCAACGGACACCTCCAAGAAAGTGGCCGATGAGTTCAAGAAGATAGGCGGTGCTGCTGCGGCGGCCTTTGGGAGCCAGCAAGTGAAGGCTGCATTGGACCAGCTCAACAAAGAATCGGACAAGCTAACCACGAATTTGAAGGAATTGCAGAAGGAGCAAGTGCTTCTTGTGGCTTCCGGCAATCGCGTGAGCAAGGCTTATCAGGATAACGTGAAGGCGCAGCAGGCATTGAAGGTGCAGATTAGCCAGGTGAATGCCGAGCAGCAAGAACTGAATCGCACCTATGGCGAGACTGAGACAAAGCAAAAGAGTTTGACCGGTCAGCTAAGAGCATTGAAGCAAGAGCTTTCATTGCTTGAGTCTCAAGGCAAGGAGAACACCGAAGAGTTTGAGAATTTATTATTCACAGCGGCAAGGCTCGAAGATCAGATTGGAGATACGAGGGAGCGAGTGCGCGTATTGGCATCGGACACGTTCAAGTTCGATGCAGCGGTAGGCGCAACGCAAGCACTGGCATCAGGCTTCGAGGTTGCGCAAGGTGCGGCTGCGTTGTTCGGTTCGGAAGGTAAGGAGTTGCAAGAAGTGATTGCTAAGACAACGGCTGTGACTGCCATCGCCAACGGTGTGAATGACCTTGCCCAGCAGATAACAGGGCAAGGCGCATTGAAGCTTGCATTGCTTGCGGCTGGGCAAAAGGCGGTTGCTGTTGCCACTGCCATCAGCACTGGAGCAATCAGCGCATTTAGGGTGGCACTGGCTGCGACTGGGATTGGCTTGTTTGTGACAGGGATTGCTTTGCTTGTAGATCGGTTGAAGGATGCGGCAGATAATCAGGCAGCATTTAATCGCGTGTTGGAGTTATCGAAGCAAGCGGCAGAAGGTACACGAAAGGCGATTAATGATTTATCAAATTCGACTTTAGATACAGCCACTAAGATAAGAATTGCCAATGGTGACTTAACACAATCAGAAGCAGATAGAAGAGCTGCTGTTGCAGAAACGCAAAAGTCAGTTGAGTCATTGCTTAAAACTGAAACCGGCATAAGAGAAAAAGCAGTGGAACAAGTGAAGCGATTGTCTGCTGATCTTGCAAAATCAGAAGAATCTGATCGCAGAGCCAGTGCAAAAACAGGACAAGACCTTGTAACGCAACAAACAAAGAACTTGGCAGCACAGTTGCTAATTCAGGAAAATGTAATTAAGGACAGCGAGAAGCGAGTTCAGACATTAAGGGAAAGCGGACAAGTACAAATAGCAGCAACGAATAAACTATTCGCAGCCGAGGAGAATGCAGTAAGAAGAGAAGAGGCAAAGAAGCGTGCAGAAGACGCAAAGAAGGCAGCGGAAGATGCAGCGAAGGCAGAACTGGAAGCAAGGAATGCAGCCAGAGAAAAGCTAAGACAGTTGGAGCTTGATGCACTTGCTACCCAGTTGGATGACCGTGAGAAGGTGTTAAGCGATAGCAATGCAAAGATTGCCGAGCTCGAAGCAACATTTGCTGCATCAAAGTTTGCAAAGGGCAGCGTTGAGGAAAAGAAGCTACAAGAATCAATTACATTAATCAAGGAGCAAGCCACAAAGGATATTGCTGAGATTGATCAGAAGGCACTTGATGACAAAGCAGCCAAGGAAAAAGAAGCAGCGGAAAAGGCGAAGCAAGAAGCCGAGAAGTTGGCACAAGAAAAAACAAGACTGGCTATTGCAGGCATCGATGCTGAAATAGATGCTCTTAAAACATTAGAGATAAGTGAAGGGACCAGCCTTGATAGAAGGATTGAACTTATTAGGCTTAATGGCAAGAAGAGGATTGAAGAAGCACAGGGCAATGCAGCAAAGATAAAACTTATCAATGCGGAGACCGAACAAGCTATTCAAGAAGAACGCGACAAGTCAACTCAGAAAGCAATCGACAATGCATTCGCGGTTGCACGAACTGTTGCCGATACATTGGGCAGCATAATTAGTTTGCAAGGCGAGCAATCGGCATTGCGTATTGAAGAGATTGATGCAGAAAGCCAAAAGCAAGCGGAGGCAATCGAAAGGTCAACAGAGACAGAGATAAACAAGCAGAGACAACTTGATGCGCTTCGATTAAGGACTCAGCAAAAGATCGCACAAGAGAAAGCAAGGCAGGCGCAATCAGAAAAGACATTCGCAATCTTCACTGCTGTGATAAACACGGCTGCTGAGGTGACAAAAAACATTGCCAATCCTGTGCTTGCTGCCATCACTGCCGCTGCTGGTCTTGCACAGATTGCCATCATATCTGCACAGCCAGTGCCGAAGTTTAAGAAGGGTGGTCCGGTAGGAGGCAAAAGCCATGAGGCTGGAGGTACATTGATTGAAGCAGAGAAAGGCGAGTATGTTGTAAACAAGAGCTCAGTGTCGCAGCATCGCAAGGCATTGGATGCGATGAACACATCGAGTGCTGCATTTAAGAAGTTCATTGATGAGAAGTATGTTCGCCCTGCCATCGCTGGCTATGCGATGAACAACAAGCGCGATGGCATCACCGTGAATGCATCGCTTAACAGCAAGAGCATGGAGAGAGAGTTGAAAGGATTGCGAAAGGATATGCGAAACAAGAACACAGTGATTAATTTTAACGGCAGCGATTCGCGATACTCATGGCAGCAGAATTAAGATTCTTGATTGATGGCATCGACCGAGGCCAGCCATTGAATCCGGAGGACTTTGGCATCACGATAAATGAAGATGACAGCATTGGAGCTCGCATAGTTTCCTACGATGCGGACCTAATCTTTGGAGGCGATGTATTCACCTACCTATACAGCAAGCTCGCAAGTTCGGGCTACTGCGAACTGGTGCGAGTGAATGTTCAATACTTGTGTGCGTCTGGTAACTGGCTCGGCTTGGTCAATGGGTACATCATTGCAACCGAATCAACATTCCTATTGGACCGCTGCGAGGTTAAGACTAAGATCTATGATGAAAGCTTTAGCACCAAAATCAACAACAACAAGGCGATTCCATTCTCGATGGATCTCACAACGTCAAAGAATGGCGCAGTAATCACACCTCCGACAAAGTATGAGCTGTGGGTGTTTAGAGCTCAGCCAACTGTATCATTCTATCCGCCAGCTTTTGGCTATACTGTTTATGATGTATTCAAGCATTTAGTTGCTTGCATGAGCGATGGCTTGATTGACTTTGATTCGAACTACTTTGCTGCAAACTATCCGCAAAATGAAGTGCTGTTCTATACCAGCGGTGAATCGATTAGGATTAAGCAAGACGTTGAGGTGCTTGCTTCATTCGAGACTCTTTACAACGCATTAAGGCTGAAGTTGAACCTTGGCCTTGGCATCGAGAATCAAGGCAATGGAAGGCCATTGCTGCGTATCGAGCCTGCTGCATACTTCCAGCAATCGGTTGCTTCTACAACCTTGATTGATCAGCCAGACATCGAAATGAAGTTTGACACGAAACGACTATATCAAGCGGCTCAGTTTGGAAGTGACTTGGTGCTTGAGGCTGGCCAATGCGATAACGGTGACACGCCTTGCGAGTTTGTTCAAACGCCATTCAGAGGCTTCAGGGATGAGAAGTTCGGATTCATTGGTCAGTGCAACACAAGCAATGTATTGCAACTAAAGACATCAGATATTGTATTTGATACCAATGTGATTCAGGATATTGTGGTATTCAACAACACTGGCTATGATACCAATGGCGTTGTTATAATGGCGAACTGGGATGGATACTACGGAGCATTTACTGCCAGGGCAAAAATATATGATCCTTATGGAATCGGTAATGCTATTTATAACGGAAACTTTACAAACGAATTTGTTTCTGCCAATTGGCTGAGTGGTTTCCCGAATAGCCTTGAGTCATTCCTTCAACCATTCAATCCGGCAACAACTGTGTTCTTAGCAAGGGCAACGGTTGACACGCAGTGCTGGAATGTCGATGATGACCAGTTCTATTCTTATGCGACTGCCACTGCAACCTTCTTGAATTATCCAAATGAGATCACTGATGCTGGCAACAACTTCAGCGGCTCTACTTATGTGGTGCCATTCACAGGCATCTACACATTTAATGCGAAGATTCAGCTCGATGGCTTGACACTTGTGACAGGCAACAAGATTGGCTTTGCAAGTATAAAGCACTATGATGCAGCGGATGCAGAGATTCAGACTATCGATGGTCCGCAGATCACATCGGTTGCAATTAACTTCAGTGAGCTGACTGTGACCGCAACGATTGTGTGCAATGCCGGTGACTTGGTGCGCACGGATGCATCTGTGAAGATTGTCACCCCTGGTCCGATTGCCAGTCAGTGTGTGTTGTTTCAATGGACCGACATTCCAAGCGGCACGGTTTATCGCACTGAGTTCTCAGGCTCTGGACTTCCGCTTGCGCCAACTACATTGGAGCCCGTTGACATCAACGACGTGCAAGCCTACCTATACAAGTTTAAGCGCCCGTTAACGATGGCAGAGATAAACGCCATCACAAGTGAGACATCGAAGCCAATCTTATTGGGTAGGCAAGATGATATCATTGCGGTTTCTCCGACCTACATCAAAGCAATTAACATTGAATCAGTGATGCGCAAGAATGCGCAATTCGAACTAAGATCCAACAAGCTACTGCCATGAGTTATACATCTCTACCTTATCAACCGATTATCTTCAACTCAACTTTGCCTGAAGGCTGCGAAGGCTGTGGCTCGGAGTATTCGCAGTTGGTGGATTTCAATGACCAACTATTCTGGCAGCTCGAGGCTGGGCAGTGCGGCGAAGTTGAGTTCTTTGACGAGACATTGGTAGGGCCTTGGACACAGGATGGCAGCACCATCACAGGCGGTGGCACAAGCACAGGCGGCTACATAGCAAGCTACTTGCGGTATGATGTGGTTCCTAACTTTATTGTGACCATAACCGTAAGCGATATTATTGGCGTGCTTCGGGTATTAATAAACGGCGGCTCGTTTCTCGATGTGTCAACACAAGGCACGCATTCGCTATACTTAACGACATCAGACCTAACAAGCAATGCAATACTGATAGCCTTTAGCAATGGCGGGCAGCCATTCGATGGTTCTTTCGTTATCGACAGCGTTGTACCAGTTCCAAACGGCGGCTTATTTGCCGGCATTGTAGATGCGCAGACCTTGGCAGTTGTTGAGCGGCTTGATCCAGTAATCACAACAAGCCAGCAATATTTGACTGCTGCCATCGACATGGCTGATGTGGATATCGAGCCTGGCTGCTATCGATTAGCGATTGCGGATTACTGCACCAATACTTGCGGCCAGTATTTTATTTACAACCCTTATTTCAATGGCAACCCTTTATGCCTCGATTGCTTGCCTATCGGTTGGACTTCCACACCCGTAACGGGTTCTAATAATTGGAACGTAGGTAACGGTGAAGCGACCATTGATTTAACGGCGATAGGCAATGCTACAAATTTGGTTTCAGTAACAGAGCTTTGCGAAGACACGGACTATTATGTCGAGATTGAAGTGGAATCGATAATCAATGCACGCCTTCGCTTGCAAGTTGATGGCAATAATTATGGCACCGCAATAACTACGGCAGGCACTTACAACTTCACAATCACAGTGACAGACAGCGGCCCACTAAGTTTGTTCGGCTCTCAGTTCGGTGCTTCGCTCGATGGCGAAATAGTTGTTAAGCGTGTAACCGTGCGAGCTGATAAGAACTGGGTAAGCTACGACCAATACAGCGACCTTATCACCGTTGGCGATTACTCCGACAATTGCAAGTTCTTCAAGATCGAAGGCTGCAATGCGGAGAATCAATTCGGCCTTGCATTCAATGGCACATCGTTCTTGCCAGGCATCCGCTTGGAGGGCCGCAGATTCCGCGCTCAGTACAACTCGGATGTTGACTTGTTTAGATATGCAAGCGGCAAGGCTGTGACATCTTATGCAGATATTCGCAAGCGCGTATCTTACTTCTTTGGGCAATTGCCTGAGTATGTATTTGACTTCCTTTCGATCATCACATACTTTGACAACTTGTATGTAAACGGCGAGCTTTACTCGCCTGCTGAGGCTGACTTCCCAGACATCGAGTACAACGATGGGAATAACCTTGGCTCGATTACCATCGACTTGTATAAGAAGAACGAGAAGGTGCGTAAGACGGTTTGTACGGCAGCGGATGCCAACTGCCTACCTTCGATATTGGATTTAGGTGACGAGCCTTTTATACTGGCTCAGGATGGGGATAGGCTACTAACACAAAACAACATCAACTTGTATCAGGAATAAATTCGTATATTTGCACAGATCATCATAGAGACGTAGGACTTAGTGAGCCATCCTATTCAACCGGCATCACACCAACAAATTAAATCTCTATACTATGGCTTGTGTAAGCTACTGCGACTCTTCGCTACTTGATCACAACTTAGTAAACTGCAACGAATACAAGCTCGGTGGTGTTTCTGCGATTATCGTTGGAGCCTGCGGCACAGAATTGGTTGACCCTTCACTTGCGGAAGATGTACAGGATCTTTTAGATGCTGGAACTGCGAAGCTTATTGAAGACATCCGTTTCGCTTTGCCTGCTGGTTCTCCGGTAACTGTTGACAGCCCAATCGGATGCGGTACTCCAATTCGTATCAACGAAGACCGTACTGCAACCCTGTATGATGCAAACGTAACTGATGAAAACAATGCTTTCTGGAATGATGTAAACAACCGCCGAATTGGATGGATACTCGCGTATATGTGCGATAGCGGTAAGGTGATCTACATCGACCCACCACAAGGATTGACTACATCAGCACAGTTCATCTTGCCTGAGCAGAACAATGAATTGCAGCGTTACGAAGTGACATTTTCATGGCGCGACAAGAACATCCCTGAACAATACGATGCCCCTGCTGGCATCTTTGGATAATGGATAGTTCTACCAAAAAAGAAAGCCAAGGCACTACCTCGCAAGGGGTTGTGCTTTTGGCATTCGGTAAGCCTCAGTATTACTGGGCTGCTTACAATCTTGCTTTTAGTATTAAGAAGCACAACAAGGATATAAGAATATCAGCATTCTTTGAAAGCAAAGACAAGGCAATAATGCATTGCCCTGATATTGTTGAATATGTTGAAAAAATTGGAGAGATAGATATCAATGACATCTACACCAATAAGAATCTTGACCCATTAAAGGTCAAGATTAATCTTTACAAGTATTTGCAATACGATCGCAACCTCTACCTTGATGTTGATGCAGTTGCGCTCAAAGATATTCAACCATTGATTGATGAATATATTCAATCGGGCAAAAATTACATAAGCCATACAGTAGGCTATCACACCATCGATAAGGGTAGAGACTTCAAAGAAATGCAATGGGCATGGGCTGACAAGCTATGGGAGCATTTTGAACTTTCTGCCGATACTGTTGTGCCTGCAATTAACAGCTCCATTCAATGGATAGTAAAAGGCAAAGAAGCTGAAAGCATATTCAATGAAGCCATGCATTTGTATTTTGACAAGACAATGCCATTAAAGGACTTACGGATGAAGTGGGGCGGTGGACAGCCTGATGAGCTTTACATGAATGTTGCACTGGCAAACCTCGGCATTGATCCAGCTCTTAAACATTATGAGCCAATCAAAGGCAGCGAAGGCGGTGTTGTTCACTTCTGCATGCAGAGAGTGCAAACGATTCAAGAGATTACTGAAAATTATTATTTCCAGAGCTACTATGGTGGGGCTGGGTTTACTCCAAGATTTTACATCGAATGGCTCGATAGGATGTTAAGTGCAGATCACAAAGCTCTTAACAAAAGGCATAATTATTTGATTGGTAGAATCGTACAAAATAAATTTGTTGATGGAAAACGCTAAGAAACGAGGCCGAAAGCCTAAGCAAAAAGAAGTAGTTGAGACCGAAATAGTTGAAAGACATTCATGGAATTCTGAAGATGAGTGCGGTGCTTTTATGGCAAGCCTTGTCAAGATGAATAAGATTATGACGGTACTTGAGATTGGAGTCTTTGAAGGTGAAACAGCACAGCACCTTATCAATGCTCTGCCACAAGGAGGGCAGTATATTGGTATCGATGTTGTTGACTATCGCACACAAAAGACAATTGAAGCCATGAACACTGGAGGCAAGTCGATTGACTTTATATTAGGCAGCTCACTTGATGAAATGCCTAAGTTGCCGCCGCATCATTTTGACCTTATCTTTATTGATAGCCTTCATGAATTTGATCATGTCTTGCAAGAGTTTAAGATTGCTGAAAGTCTTATCTCCAAAGATGGTTTGATTATACTACATGACACCATTCATCTTGAAGGACCCAAGCAGCTTGTAGCTTACGCAGCTTATTATAAGTATAACACAATCACGCTTAATACCACAGAAGGTAGAGGCATTTCAATTTTAAAAAGATGAGTGATAAAATAGTAACAACAAAAACATTCAAAGAAATTCCAATGCCTTGGTGGACAAGCGAGGTTGATGTATATGATTTCATATACTCACTTATTAAAATGACAGGCGCAAAGAATGTCATGGAGATAGGAGTTTTTGAAGGTTATACATCTGTAAAGATGATTGAAGCTTTGCCAAAAGATGGCAAATTTACTGGCATTGACATTAACAATTATTTGAAGAATGATCTAAACTCATTTGGCGTTGAGGTTGATTTTATCCTTGGTGAATCCATCAATGTAATGAAAGCTATGGAGCCAAAGCAGTTTGATTTCATCTTTGTAGATGGAGATCATAGCTGGGCGAATATCTTGCCGGAGTTCAAAGAGGTTCGAAAATTAATCAAACCAGGTGGGATCATAGCATATCATGATACAATACATCTTCCAGATGTTAAGAATCTTATGAACTATATTTCTAAACAAAATTATAATGTCATAACATTGAAAACATCTGAAATGCGTGGTCTTTCTATAATTCAGGAAAAATGAAAAAACTAAACTTTTGCCGCACTAAGTCTTGCGGCTCGCACATCATAAACCAACCAACCACTAAAGCAACTGCGTAATGGCACTTACTACTGATGAGATTGACAAGATTGTAAACAAGTTCGCTTATCTGCACAAGGGATGGGAGAATGCGGCCACTAAGAGCCCGATCAATCCCATCACAAAGGAGCGCACTGGTGTTACACAATATCCAGAATACTGGCCGGGCTATAACTATGCCGCTAAGATGTATGACAGCATCTTGCCGCATACCCGGCCAGACATTTACCCTGCACATCTTCTCAGCGTGAGAGCTCCAAATCAGACCGATGCACAGGCTGAATACATCCGAGCTAACTACAAGCCCACAACACTCAGCGTGTTTGAGGACTTCAAGGCTACGATTAGTCGTGCGTTCGCAGATCAGAATTGGAGCATTCGATACAGCCAAGAGCTCGAGCCAATCTTTGGGCAAGATACTTTCCAGCGTTTTGTGAACGAAGAGATTGCAAAGTTTGGATCGCTTGAGATGTTCATCAAGAACATGGTGCCGACATTGAAGCTCATTGATCCCAATGGCATCATTGCAATCGAGCCTGATGACATCGACACAGTGATGGATGATGAAGGCGAAGAGATTGTCTCTAATGAGCTAATTCGCCCGATGCCTGAATACTATTCTTGCAAGAGCATAGTTGGTCAGCAATTTGGCGAGTATTACATGGTCATTACTGATGACAGGACCGAAGTAAAGGTGGGCACAAAGACTGAAAAGAGCGGCATTGTGTTGGAGATTTATGACAACATGAACATCTGGAAAGTTTACCAGGTGGGCAAGAAGTCAGACATGACCTTCAGCGAGCCAGTGCTTTACTTCGCACACAACCTTGGCTATGTGCCATGCCACAAGCTTGAAGGGATGCCGCAATTAGTTGGAGGCGAGATTGCATTTCAATCGCCATTCATCACAGCGGTGCCATTACTCGATCAGGTTATTCTCGATGAGTCATACTTGCAAATCAGCAAGGCAACAAGTGCCTTCCCTTTTATGGTGGCCCTTGGTGAGATTTGCGAGTTCGTGGATCGTGAAGGCAACAAGTGCCAGGACGGCCAAATCTTTGATCCAATCAATGGCGGTTACAGGACTTGCGGTTCATGTAACGGGTCCGGAGTGAAGTCAAGATTTTCGCCTACTGGCATGCTTTTGATTAAGCCAAAGACATCCTTAAGCGAAGGTGACAGTTCACTAAGCGGAGAATACTTGAAGTTTGTTTCACCTCCAATGGATACATTGACATTCTTGCGAGGCGAGATTGAGCAGCAGATGTCAAAGGCAAGACGGATATTGCATTTGCCTTCATCAGACGAAGCGTCAACTATTGGCGAGGCATCGACTGCAACAGGATCATTGAACAAGGTGCGTGCGCTGTATGCATTCATTAAGCCTATCTCTGACCAGATATTCAACTTGTATGAGTTCTGCTTGGTGACAATGGGGAAGATGCGCTATGGCGAAAACTTTGGAGGGGTGAACTTGGTTTATCCAACAAGCTTCGACATCAGCACTCCATCAGATTACTTGTCAATCATTAGCGAAGGTGTGAAGGCTGGAGTGCCTCCATCGATTACATTCAGCAATGTTTACAACTACATTCGTGCGATTCACTATACCGATGAAGAAACCTCAGCAGTGTACGACCTTATCATCAATGCCGATGAGTTGCTCCTGATGAGCAGCGCGGACATCGTGGCAAGGATTGCAAATGGCACGGTTGAGCGTTACCAAGATGTGATTCACCACAGTGCACCTCAGCTCATCATGGAATTGATTCGCAACTTCATCCCTACTGAAGATGCGCAAAGATTCATCGACCTTCCAATGGACGAGCAAGTGGCAGCACTTAACCGATTGGCATCCGAGCGTGTGGCAGTTAAGTTGGACCCGATACAACAAGCACAACAGGATCTTCTGAATGGCATCATTTGATTCCTTAGTTCGCGATAAGATTCGGCTATTCGAGGAAGTTCCCAAGCGACTCGAAACGGCAGCAATTAAAACTCAGGCAGAGGCATGGCGCAAGATCAAGCCTCTGCTTGAGGATATGGATGTATCTGCTGATGGCAACATTGAGCAAACAGAGGACAACATCAGGCGCATCGGATTAATATCAGATGAGCTCAAGAAGGTACTTGCAGGCAGTGAATATCGCCAAGCCGTGAAGGACTTTTTGGATTCGATTGATAAGGGCGTGGTCCTGACCAATGACATTGCCAGAACATTTGAGGAAAGCTTTGAGCCCAATGAGGTGCAGAAGCAATTGCTCCAAATATCCAAGCAGAATGCAATCAATGCATTCTTTGGCAGCGGACTGGATCAGCGATTCACTCAGCCATTCCTTGAGCAGCTCACAACAAACATCGCAGCAAGGGCCCCACTAAGAGAAGCAGTCAATGCATTGGAAGGATTAGTCACCGGCACGGAAGCAAATGATGGAAGGCTGCTTGCCAATATCAAAACCACAGCAACCACAGCACAGGCCGTTGCAGATAGAAGCTATTCGGCAGCGGTAAATGAAGAGCTCGGCATCGAGTGGTTTGAATACCTTGGCGGTGAGATACCAACAACACGCCCATTCTGCGAGCATCGCGAAGGGGAGATATTCCACCGCAAGGAGATTGAAGCATGGGGAGCTGGTAAGAATTCTGCTGGAATAAATGACATTAGGAACGGCACATGGGCCGGGCGCATTGATGGCACAGATAGTAAGTCGATATTTACATTTGTAGGGGGTTGGAACTGTCGGCACTATCTTGTGCCTGTGCCTGATCGCAAAGTGCCTGAGACTGTCAAGGCAAGAGCAAGGGCAGAGGGATTTATTGATTAATTAAATTTGATTACCTTTGATTCATGAGACACCTTATTCTAAGTAGTGGCCGTATCATTGAAGCCTCTGATATGGTGGCCGAGCACCTTCTTAAAAAGAAAGGCGCACGAGAGTTGACATTGCAACCAATTAACACACCTACAATATATGCCGATCAAACCGGAGGAAGCACTGGAACTGGTGAACTTCCTAAATCTAAACGAAGTAGAAAACCTGGAGGAAGCGAAGGAAAAGTTTCAGGAGAACTGGGTAAACAGCAAGGAGCTAAACGACAAGCTCGGAAAGATTAATGGAACAATTGCTCATGTTGCTAAAAGAGCATTTGAGCCCTTTGGAGTTACGCTCACTGAGGAAGATTTCAAAGACAAGAAGGCGCAAGATGTCCTACGCATGGCCTCGGAGCGTGCTCGTGATGCTTATGAAAAGCAGCAAGAAGAGTGGCAGCAAAGAGCTGACAAGTCTGGAAGCGAAGAGCTGGTGAAGGAGTGGGAGAAAAAGCACAAGAGCCTTGAGAAGAAATTGACTGAGGTTGACACTGCACGCCAAGAAGCAATCAACCAATTCGAGCAGTTCAAGAATAAGATGGTTGAGGAGCAGAAGCAAAGCAAGATTAATCATACTTTCGAGCGCGAGCTTTCATCCATCAAGCTTGATCCTTCTGTGAATGAATTCACCATTAAAGGCTTTAAGGCTACCATTGGCGAGAAGTATGCAATAGACTTGGAAGATGATGGCAACATCTATGTAAAAGACCGCAACAGCGGAGAGCGATTGAAGAGCAAGGAGAAGGCTGGCTCATTCCTAAACTTATCTGATGTTCTACTTGCGGAAGCAACTGCTGCCGGTATTATCATGAAGAATCCATCAGCAGGGCAAAGAGTGCCAAGACCAGGTGCGCCAATGATGCCGCAATTGGAGGGGCAGTCTGATAAGAAGATCAAAGGCATCAACCCAAGATTCTTTTCGAAGTAGCCATGCCAATGTATGAAGGTTATAATGTGACTGCATCAGACCGTGCTGACAAGAAGTACAAGGCGGTTGATGAAGATGGCAATGAGATTCACTTTGGTGCATCAGGCTATCGCATCAACCCTGGTACTGATGCAGGCAATAACTACTGCGCAAGAAGCAACGGCATTCCATCGCCAAGGGGCTCGGCCAATTGGTGGGCTCGCCAGCTTTGGAGCTGCGAGGGTAGAAGGTCAGTAAGCGACAAACCTTTTTTTGGTAGAATCGAATTGCCTTAATATATTTGTCAAAGTTTCATACATCGATATGATTTGGGCGAAGGGCTGGCAGGGATGCTGGCCCTTCATGTAGATAGTTGTTTTGTTTCATTGTTCTTTTTTGTTAGAGCCAGTAGCAATACTGGCTTTTTTTGTTTATCTTTGCGGCTCTATGATGATGTAGTGAGTGCCAACTTATCGGCACAAAGTAGGCGCAACTTTCGGCCTTTTAAATTGAAAGCAATTCCAAACTACATTTTATCATGTCTATATCTCGCATTCTATCGGAGTGTCCTAATGTGCAAATGTCACTTAGCGAACTCTTTATTGAAGTTGGTCAGCGTGAGCAATTGCCTTTCTTAGAGTTTTTGCTTTCACCTGAAAACACTAAACTTATCCGCACTGAAGTTTCTCCAGGCGGTGGAAAATTAAAAACCGTTCAAGCTCGTTGGATTCAGCGTTTGCCTGAGACCGAAGTTGAAGACGATGGTGACATCCTTGCTTGTACTTCAACCAACACTTACGGTGACAGCACAACAACTTACACAGTTGATGTGACTGATACTTACCAAGCATCGCAGTTGATCAATGCTGCTGACATCGCTCGTCATTGCCAAGAGAACTCTCGCTATGTGCTTGAGTCGGTTATGCGTTTGATGGATGTTCTTGATCGCAAGGTTGCTTCTGTTGCTGCTGTTCAGGCTGTTGCTGACATCGGAGAATGGGGTACTGAAGTATCAGGTTACTACACTGTGTCTGGTGACTGCTTGCGCATTGCTACTCGTCAGAGTGGCGGTCAAGCATTGAATGAGTTCGCACTTGCTGACATCCTTCAAGCAACTCGCATGGCTAACTATCCAGGTGCGCCTGTGGTATTTGGTGGTGCTGAGATGCAGCGTTATGCTAATGCGGTGCAAGCTGGTTGCTGCACGCAGTTCGGCATCGACTTGTTGGCTATCAGCCAGCAGAACGGATTCGGCTTTGCTTACGATTCTCGCGTTGCTGCTGCTCAAGGTTCGCAGCTTAAAAACTTGGTGACAACTGCCGGAGCAATCCAGTGGTTATCATTCAACTTGGCTGATTGGAACACAGGCATCACTCCTGTTGCTGGATCAAACTACTCTAAGACTTTGGTGTTTACACCTGCTGGTCTTCCAGTTGATTTGACCATGAAGGATGATTGCGGTAACTTGTCAATCGTGTTGACTACAACTGGAAAGATTGTAACTCTTCCGACTGACATTTACGAGTCTTCTGACAAGTATGCTGGTGTTAATTATGTGAACTGTGTTGAGATTGTAAACCCGTCATAGGGTCGGTGAGTTTACTCTCGCAAGCCGATGAGGACTTATTGACCCAGAGCGGATTGGATAATCTAACCACGCAATAAAGAAGGGCGGCTAAATGGCCGCTCTTTTTTTTATCTTTGTAAAAACTAAAAAGATGTGCATTGAATCACTTGTAGGATTAAGAGACTGCGAAGGCTTTGAGCCATCGACTGGCCTCTACATCGATGACCTCGGAATCAACACTACATTCTTGGGCCAGCTAATCACTGACCAATACAACAACGGTGCTGAGTTATTTGCAGACAAGCGAGCCTTTGCATGGCGCAAGCTTTCATCTGATGTGCTTACCAAGCTTTCGCCAATGATGAAGAGCGACACTGTGATTGAGGGGCGAAGGATTGGACAAGTTGTGTCCAACTATATAAACATGCAGACTGCACTTGGTGCCGGCAATTACGCAGGCATCAGATTGAAGATTGATCCTAATACAATTTCATATCTTAACTTTTACTTAGCGGACATCAACATCGCAATCACATCTGGAAATACCAATGTGCCGATCTTGATTTTCGACATGACCACAGGCAAGTTGCTTGAGTCATTTACTTACTTCCAAGGATCCCTTGACCAGTACCTTGGAAAGACATTCACATCAGCACGGCGCAAGATGGACATTGCCATCGTGTATGAGTCAACCATGAATGCTGTCAAGTTCACGCCAAAGAAGGGCACTTGCACAAGTTGCGGAGGCGGTCCAAAGGAATCGCACATCTGCCCTTTTGTGGATGCGATCGGCATTGAGCTAACAACAGATGGCACGAATGTGCTGACAAGCAAATCGAGTAGGTACACCGCTGGCATGAGCCTCAACTATTCAGTGAGCTGCGACCGGCAAGGATGGATCTGTTCGATTGGTGGCACGATGGCATTGTCATTAGCCTATGCCACAGCCGTTGAGATTTACAACTATGCACTCACAGTAAGCCCAAATCAAAGGGTGAACACAACAGTGATTGTGAATCGTGGGTCTAACAAGACCGAGTTGCAAGAGGGCCTTATGGCAGCTCGTGACATCGCAGCAACCAGATATGCAGACGAACTTAGTGCGATGTTGCAGAACATGCGCTTACCTGATGACACGCACTGCTGGGATTGTAGGCGCAACATGAAGTACGTCACAGCACTTCCATAATGGCTGCAACTGCTGAAGAGGTAAACAAGAATCTTGATCTGCTCTTTGAAGGCTGGAAGAGCAAGTTCACTGCTTTGTATGGCCCTGTTCGTGAATTGAAGCGCATCATGTTTAAAAGGATATTTGGAACAGGCTCAAGGGGTGGGAGCAATACGGCAGGCGAGAAGCTACCTACCAAGCCATACAGCACTACGCCAATCTATGTCAGCCCTCGCAGCCTAAGAAATGCACCATCGAAATTCAAGGTCGGCAAGAGAGGCGAGCCAATTGAGTCGCTTTACTTTCCAGGTGGTTATGCGCAACTAAAGCAAGGCACATCTGCCAAGCTTCCGCTGGAGCTAACCGGAAGATTGAAAGGTGGATTCCTAACATCTGAGGTGATCACTGAAGGACTTAATGCAGCGATCACAGTGCCAACATCCGAGCTGGGCAAGATCGAAGGATTGGAAGCCAAGTATGGAATAATTTTTCTGCCGACCAAAGAAGAGCAAGAGGCGATGCTTGAAGAGCATGCCATCCTACTTGCTGAACAAATAACCAACGCAATGAACAAATCATGAATCTACTTTCTACCATACTGGACAGACTCAACCAACGCATTGAAGTCGGCAATATCTTCGATCAGATTTACGGCCTTAGCGAGCCCGTAGGCGAAGGCAATGACAAGGCGTGGGCCTTTTACATTGGCAATGGTCAGGCGATTCCTGTGACGAACTTTGATGCGAAGCAAGGCACATTGTTCTGGGCCAAACGTGGCAAGATCACAGTGGCCAAGAATGACTCTTTGAGGTTAGCTGGATGCAAGTCTATTTATGAGACACGCTATTCAATGACGGCCTATGCAATGGTGCGCAAATCGCACTTGCCTTGCGACTCAGCCGATGCACAGGATTGGATTGCATCGAGAGTGCTGAGGTTAATCAGTGGAACGGATCCGCAATTCAAGGCTGCCATTGGCGTGATTGCTTATGAGGTTGTACCAAGTGGCTACCAGAATGAGATTCGATACTTGCCGGTGAACTATGAATGGGCCGCTGTTGCGATTGATGTGGATGTAAATGTCAGCACCTCAAGCGAGGACGGCTGCTATGACACTTGCGCAACTGGTGACATTCCGCTGCCCGATTTCGAGCCATGCGAGCCTTGCATCACATCAGTGGCTGTCGATGGCATTACCATAACAGGCAACGGCACACCAGCGGATCCGCTTGTCGCAATTGGTGGCGGTGGTGGAACACCACTGCGCACTCAAGAAGAAGGCACCAACGTAAGCACCAACACCACAACGCTGAACTTCACTGGAGCTGGCGTGACTGCTTCACTAACTTCGCCTGGTGTGGTTCAGGTGAATGTGCCTGGCGGTAGCGGTGTGACATCAGTAACTGGCACAGCTCCGATTGCATCAAGTGGTGGGGCTACTCCAGACATTTCAATCAGTCAGGCAGGGGCAGCAAGCGACGGCTACCTCAGCTCGGCGGATTGGACTACCTTCGATGGTAAGTTCGATGTGCCGACAGGCACGAGCTCGGACTATCTCGATGGCACGGGAACACCTACGCCGTTTCCAACGCTTACAAATGGCACGGTTACATCGGTAGACCTAACAATGCCTGCTGCATTTTCAGTTAGTGGCAACCCAGTAACAAGCAGCGGAACTTTAGCGGTAGCAGCGGCAGGACTTTCAAGCCAATATATTCGAGGCGATGGGCAACTTGCAAACTTCCCAACATCAAGCGGTGGCGGCTCATCAGTTAGCTACTATCTCAACGGCTCAGTTACGCAAGATGTAGCAACTTATAAGGAGATGAGTAGAACTCCAATTTTAGGTGCAGGCACTGACTTTCAAAGAACAAATGCTCAAGGCAATGGATTGATTGCTCAATTTATCACAGATGCAAATGAACCTAATTTGTTATCTATACCCGCAGGAAATTGGAATTTAGAATTATTTTTTAGCGCATCTTCGGGGGGTGGTAACCCTTCATTTTATGTTGAACTATATAAATATGATGGTGTTACATTTACTTTAATTGCAACGGATTCTGCAACACCCGAAGGCATTACAAACGGAACTACAATCGATGCTTACTTTACTGCTTTGGCAGTTCCTGCAACAACGCTAACTGCTGCCGATAGACTTGCAATAAGAGTGTTTGTAACTACATCAGGTAGAACAATCACATTGCATACAGAGAATAGTCATCTCTGCCAAGTGATAACAACTTTTTCAACTGGCTTAACTGCGCTAAATGGCTTAACTGCGCAAGTGCAATCGTTAGCAGTTGGAACTTCGGGCACTGACTTTGCGATAAGCTCCGCAACTGACACCCACACATTCAACCTACCAACTGCCAGCGCAAGCAACAGAGGTGCATTAAGCAGCGGCGATTGGACTACATTCAACGGCAAGTTTAACACGCCAAGCGGTACGACCGCGCAATACGTGCGCGGCGATGGCTCGCTTGCTTCATTGCCTTTCGAGCTTGTTGTGGCTGCATCGGATGAAACAACAGCACTAACGGCAGGCACGGCGAAGATTACATTCAGGATGCCTCGAGCTGTTACCCTTACAGCCGTTCGCGCATCGCTCACCACAGCGCAAGCATCGGGTAGTATCTTTACAGTTGACATCAATGAAGCAGGCACAAGTATCCTAAGCACTAAGCTAACGATTGACAATACCGAAAAGACAAGCACCACGGCAGCAACGCCACCAGTAATAAGCGACACCGCTTTAGCCGATGATGCTGAAATCACAATCGACATCGACCAAATCGGAAACGGCACAGCAACAGGATTGAAGGTTGCATTAATAGGTACTTACGCATGAGCTTTATAGTTAATCCTTATTGGTATGCACAAGCCTGCCCTGATGCAGATGCTAATGCTTTCTTGACTGCAACAGGCATAACAGACCCAACAATTTCATCGGCTATTTGCACGCTTGTAACTTCAATGAAGGCGAACGGAACTTGGGCTAAATGCAATGCCATTTATCCTATGGTAGGCGGTACTGCTACAACTCATAAATTCAATTTAAAAAACCCAGCTGATACAGATGCAGCATTTAGATTGTCATTTGTCGGTGGGTGGACTCATTCTGCAAACGGCGCGCAGGCAAATGGCACAAATGCTTATGCAAATACTTTTTTAATTCCTAATACAACCCTAACATTACTTAACACTCATTTATCTTTTTATTCGCGAACATCGGCAATAGGAAATCTTCAAAGAGATTTATCGGCTTTTACTAATGGTACATTTCCTTCATTTTCTTTGGGTACTAATACAGGGGTTTTGGTCTCAGACCATTATTGGTTTACAAATAATAGAATAAGTAGAACTATACCTAATGCTCAAGGCTTAATGCTTACAAGTAGAACCAACGACACTACGCATAAATCCTACCGAAATGGTTTGCAGTTAGGAGCGACTGATACAATTTCAAATAGTGGTAGGTCAATGCCATTGATTCCACTATTCTTAGGAGCGGCAAATGTCGCACCTCAATCGGTATCTAATTTCTCTAATAAACAATTTGCCTTTGCAACAATCGGCTCGGGCTTTACGGATGCAGATACGCTTAACTTTTACAATACTATTCAAACATTCCAAACCACCTTAGGACGGCAAGTATGATAACAGTTTACCAACTCACACCCGAACAAGCCAAGCAGTTAATAGGCGTTCAGTATGTCGCTGATATGACTTTTAACCCGATTCAAGATGCAAATGGTACTTGGGTAATTAGCAACGAGGAAGTAAGCAGCACGACCATCGACTGGGTTAAGCAATTGCCAGCGATTAAATATATTCCAAAAGAAACACTACCTTTGTAAAAACCTAAAGCATTAACTATGGCAGGCGTTAAAGTAACCGATTTACCAGTATTAGGAGCAGCAGCTTCAGACGATGTATTGTACATTGTTGATACGAGCAGTAATACAAGCAGCCAGATTGAGGTGTCAAGCCTTTTGCCTGTTGTACCTGTTTTAGATAGCGGAACATGGACACCGACTTTAAGTGATTTTAATGGATGTGTTGTAGATGCCACTTTGCTTTCTGCTTACTATTCAAGAATTGGCAATATTGTAACTTGCACAATTTATGGAAGTATTGATTTAGATTTTAGTTTATCAAGTGGTACTGGTTACCTTGATTATACACCACCAATAGCAACAACTAGTTTTGACCCAATTGGATTAGGTCAATTAAAAGAAAATTCAACAAATTGCAATATAGCATCTGCTGCTTCAAAGATGTATTTTTATTCAACATCAAGTGCTAATGTAGGAGTTACAGAATTTACCTTTTCATTCCAATACGAAATCAACTAATGCGCAGCACCTCGATTCTCGGACTTAACTTAATTAAGAAGTACGAGGGCTTGAGGCTCACGAGTTATCTTTGCCCTGCTTCCGTGGCTACGATAGGCTACGGCTCGACACGATACCCAAATGGCAAGAAGGTAATACTCGGCGAAAAGCTGACAAGCGAAAAGGAAGCAACGCAATTGCTACTTGCAACGCTTGAGCCATTTGAGGCGGCGGTAAATAAGCACCTACCAAATATCAACCAATGTCAGTTCGATGCGTTGGTGTGCTTTGCTTATAATGTCGGCACAGGCGCACTCATTAAATCCACGTTGCTAAGAAAGGCAAAAGCCAACAACGCCGACCCAAGCATATTGGACGAGTTCCTGAGATGGAACAGGGCAGGCGGCAAGGTGCTTGCAGGGCTAACCAATCGCAGACGCGAAGAGGCGAATCTCTATTTCTCACTTTGTAAAGTTTAGGGCGCAATTGCCCCAACGCTGGCAATGCTTTCGCGTATTTTAAACTATGCGAAAACGTGCTACCAAACCAAGGCGAATCATAGACATAATTGTCAAGCATTGGCGTAGCACTATCGGAAGCCTTATGATTTTAGTTTCAATATTTTTGCTAATCTTTAAAGTCATTTCAACCGAAACCCTCGCGGCAATTGTAGCAACGCTAATCGCCGCTGGTTATATTCCAAAAGCCAAAGACGATGCAGCAGATTCGTAGAGATACCGTCAAGATTGCACGCCATAACAAGGTGAATGTAGACACCATGAGCTGGGAGATTGCAAATGCCGACACGAGCTTTCAGCAAGCTAACCGCGAAAGCTTCGAGTTCGTCATGGCACAGCCAAAGCCAGTGCGTGAACTTACCGCCTTTGATACCATTCAGCCATGCGATGTATCTTTATACCCAGCACCAACGTACTACACCCTCAAACCTCAGCCTGTAAGAAACACGCAAGATATTGAAGAGCCTATGAATTACGATATACTCCTAAATGGTGTTGTGTTTAGCTTTGCCCTGTGGATGAGTGCGAAATACTTGATTGGATGTGGTGCTGCCTGGATCAATTTATTTAACGATCTGAGAAGCGAGCTAAGGGCATAAGGCTTATCTTTGTCTTATGGCATCACTGCACATCCTCGAGGCGAGCATCGACCTCTTCTATGTGATTACCGATAAGGACGGGAATATTGTGACCTCCAATGATTTATTCAAAGAATACAGCAGCCACATAAAACCCGGCAATATTCTGGACATTGCAGCCAATGACAGTGATCGTGATGAGATGCTTACTGCGATCAGGAAGTCGCAAAAGAAAGCACCGGATCCGATTAGGGTTTATTCAAGGACACGCCAGAAGATGTCATCTGAGCGTTACAATATGTGGAATGTTTACTGCATTATGAACAGCATTCACATGATTGGTATCCAGTTGGTCGATGTGACATCTATCAGCTCGCATGAGCATGAGCGGCAGAAAATGCTTTTGGAAGAGTTTCGTTTCATGTTGAGCCACGAGCTTCGCCAGCCATTGACTTCAATTGGCGGCTTGGTGCAGATGATAATGGAGCACAAAGAAATAACAGAGGAAGAGCGAAAGGGCGTAATGGAGATGATAGCAGACAGCGTGCAGAAGCTTGATGAAGTGATCAGGCTACTTGTAAAGAAAGCAACAAGACAGCTATGAATGAAGCACACACCTACTTACCAAGCACTGATGAAGAATGTGACGAGCGGCTGGTGAAGGTGCTTGCGATTTACATCTTAGAAAGGGCCATGCCGCTGAAAGTTGCGAGCCAGATACTGCTTTCAAACTTGCGAAACAAAGACCTTTACATGGTGCGTTTTAACGAAGTAATGCAATTTGTAAGCAATGGAACAACCTAACTTAAGCAGGCTTTATTTGGTGACAATTACGGTTGTCCTTGCATTGATGCTGATCAGGACTTGCGGAAGCTTGGCCTCAACCGAGCTTGAACTGGAGAGGCTTGATAATGCCAATGCCGAGTTTACCATCCGCATTGCTAATGACTCGGCCAAGATTTACAGCCAGTCGCAGACCATTGTAAGCAGCGAGCGCAAGTATGCAGAGCTTGAGAAGATCAACGCAGCACTTGGCATCAAAGCAAGCCAAGCCGTGCAATACAGGACCAAGACAGTGATTCAAACCGAGTTCGAACTTGGTGACACGGTGTACATCGATAGCTTTCCGCACTTGCGCCTGCCAAGATCATTCGGCCGTGAAGGTAAATGGCTATCCATAGGAGGCACGATAAACCGCGTAGGAAGGCTTCAGATTGACTCATTGATAATTCCGGTATCTTATACCGTTGCCATCGGAGATACGCTGCGTAAAGGCTCTATTTTGCGAAAGCGTGACAAGGTGGTCCGCATTGCAGTTGACAATCCTTATGTTAGCGTGACCGGCATCAGCAATGTTGTAATTCGCCAGGATAAAAAGTGGTGGCAAACCGATGCGGCCAAGATTGGACTCGGGGCGTTTATTGGTTTCGGGCTGACACGCATAAAATAATTGGCTTGATTTTCAGGCACTTGCGTTTTTTTGCGCTGGTGGTTTATTGTTTTGTTTGTTTTTCGCTTGCGAATTCAAAAAAGGGGTGTACATTTGCCTCAACAAAACAACGAAACAAAAACGCCATGACAACTCAAGTAACAATCGAAACCGAATGGAAACGCAGAATGGATTTAGTAGAAAGCCCTGCATTTGTTAAACTTTGCGCAAAATACGCT